TGTGTTGCTGAGCTTAGCCGCCCCCCTTATGAGGTTCGCGCCGACGCAAGGACAGACTGTCTTGCTGAACGGCGACTCGGCGATGGGTAAAACCACGATGGCCCGCGCGGTGATGTCTTTCTGGGGGCACCCTGAAGGTGTCGGGATAAATGCGGGTTCATCCAATGTCGCGCTCGAAGGCGAGATGCACTACCGCCGAGATATTCCGGGGTTCATAGACGAGGCCGGAGTGAGCAAGGACTCGATGTCCAGCGCGGCGTCAAAGTTCCGAGCACTGGTGCTCACAGGGACAGAGGGGGCAGGCAAAGACCGGTTGCTGACGACCGGTAAAGCCAGTGAGGTTAAGCACGACTGGCGCGGGTTGTTCATAGTCACCACCAACTTGACCGCCGAAGAACTTACATCTTCGAAGGATGAGTCCGCGCAAGATACCGCTACGCTGGTTCGCATATTCAACATGACGTTCCGGTCGGGGTCTGCCGCGACCGATCCGAACCGCGCGTCTGAAGCGGCCCGCGCGATGTCAGAGAATTACGGACTCGTGGGTCCGCTGTTCATAGACTATGTGCTCACACACTTTGACAAAGTAAAGAGCGCGGTGCAGGATATGTGCGAGGCCACCCGTAAGGCCGAAGGCGCGGCCCCGCAGGAAAGGTTTATGCACGATTTAGTAGCGGTCTGCCGAGTGGTAGAGGCGATACTTAGAAAGCTGGGAGTCATAGAAGATATGGACAATTGGGCAGATGATTTAGTCAGCGTGTTTAATGGGACTGGGGTAGAGCCGCGCGTCGCCACTGCACCCGCGCCCTCGGGGGCGGTGAGCTTCGGTAAGCCGCTCGTTATTAATCGGGCAGAGTCTGTGGCTCCCGAGTCCGTGTCAGACATGCGAGAGATCATCGACTCGTTCCTCGCCAGTGGCAAATATAAAATGCTGGATGTGGCGACCGTAGGGCTTAACACCGGCGCAGGGGCGACAGCAGGTTATATCGTGCCCAACAGTAACTCCGGGGGGCGGCTGGGCGAAGTAGTCATAATGGAACGTGCGTTGGCGGAGTTCATCCGAAACAACTATAACGTCTCAGATATGGCGGCTGTGGTCCGACTGTGGCAGCGGCATGGGTTCCCAGTAGACCGCAGCCGATATACCACCTACCTAGACGTAGACCCTCGGTTTGTTTCTGGGCCTAATGGGCGGGCGTTTAGGATCAGCCGGGATGCTGTAGCGCAACACACCACCAACACCAACACCAACACCAACATGGAGAACCAACATGGAGAACCGACATGAGTAAACCGCAGAAAACCAACATGGTTAACACAAACGAAGACGTGATAGACCTAATAGGCAACGACCTTTTTTCAGCGGGGTATAAAATAGGCACACTTGTGACCGATAACGTGCCGTATAGCCTAGCGCAGCGCGTGCGAGATATGTTTTCACCCGAAGAGGAGGCCGACGATGAATAGCTTAGAAGTCGCCAGCGTTGTGTTGGTTGTGTGGGGGATCGCCCTCGCCTATTTTGGGGTGGTTATAATTTCCTCTTCGGGGAGGAGCATCCCTGACGAGCCCGTGCCAAGGATGCTTTTAACTCTCGGCATCGCGTGCGGTATAGCCGGGTCTGTCTTGTTTGCGTTCGCATAGCCCCATAAAACTAATTTAATTTTACGAGGAGAAACAAAATGACAGTTATAGCAACGGACGGCAAAACGTTAGCCGTCGACTCTCGCGCCACGGTGCACGGGTCCGTGTTCAGTGACGCCATAGTCAAGGGGTTTAACTTGCCCGATGGCAGCGTAGTGGGGGTGACAGGAAGCACCTTCGACCTGACTCGGACACTTTCGTTTTTCGAGGGCACTTTGGGGGAGTTCAAGATACAGGACAGTTTCTACCTAAGGCTAGACACCGAGGACCGTCTGTGGTCCGGCGACTTCTCTTCGTGGTCCGACGACTACACCGATAATGAGATAGAGCTTTTCCCACCCGCCGCGCTAGGCTCGGGTGGCGACCTCGCGTTGGGTGCGATGCTCGCTGGGGCCACGCCTCACCAAGCCTGCGAGATAGCCAAGACCCACGACACCGCCAGCGGCGGGCTCGTTGTAACTCTGACTCCCGGAGTCAAGACCGCCGAAGACCCCCCTACTTCGGAGTGAACTTGGCACTGTCCACGATAAACTGCTCGTCGACCTTATCAATTTCCCTATGCGCTTCGTGGATAAGTTGATGGTCGGCGGGCTTGTTGCCCCCGGAATAGATGTTATGTCTTTCCTCTTGAATAACAGCCATAGCCTTGCGGCGGGCGGACTGGTAATCTTCCATGATCCCGACGAACTCCGAGAAGTCTGGGTTGTCGTCGAGGTATTTCGAGGCCAGCGGCCCATTTGATTTCCACCACGCCGAGGTGTCACGGTTGTCAAAGTCCGTCCGCTTTAGGGCATTATACGCCGCCGCTTTCGGGGCGAACACCGTGCCTATGATGTGGTCGGCTTCGCGCTTCAGCCCGTTGCGACCCGCGACTCTCACCTGTGTGAGAAAGTTTGTAGCGGGGTGGTCAAAAATCTCATGCTCTCCGCCCGCGTAGTCTGGGTCTTCCGCAAACCTCCGAGCAGTGTTGGCGATCATCACAAAGTCTCTGGCGTAAGCGCCGCCCAAAGACACCGCCACATGCTGTATGGACTCCGCAGTCACAGCATTGTCGATGGCTTCGGACATCTGGACCGCCGCCGCAGTAGTGCCGATCCTCGCGGGGTCTTCAGGGTTGCGGTTGTTGATGGTGCGCCCTTGGGGGGTCCGGTCTAAGATAGGTTGCCCAATAGCCGCCCCCAACGGGTTGGCCCCTAAAATGCTCGACATGAAAGCACGGCCCGCTTCTTGCACCGCCGACCCTGCGCCGGACGAAGAGAGATCGTCCGCGTCTACGCCCCCACCAGATAAGGCAACCGCCCCCCACGCATCCGTGAAAGCCTCGGCGTTGAACTTGCCCAACGGGATCAGGTTCTGCGCAGTGATGTCGGCGAACGCTGTAGCAACTTCACCGACGGAGTGAGTGCCCGAAGCGACAAGCGCAGTGCCTGTGCCCAAAGCGTGCAGCATCATGTCTAGACCATACTGCGAAGGGACTTTGAGGACCGCGAGGTTGCCTGCGTTGTCGCTGCCCAGTGGAACGCCGCGAGAAGTCATAAGCTGCACCGCCGGAACGTCCGACAACGGGTGCCGGTCTTCGTCGTCGCTCATCAAAGCCGCCCCAACGGCATACATCGCGCCCGTCGAAAGCGTAGAAAGTCCCAGCGATACTGCTGCCGCAGGATAGTTCAGCTCATCCCATGCGCGGCCCCAGTCAATCTGCTGCTCGGTGTTGGTCACGCCGTCGGCGGAGACCCGCGTCTCGCGAGTCGGGGCCACACCGTTCTTCCAGATACGGCGCGCCAGAAAAGCGTGCTGCCCTGCGAAGGCGCTGTTTAGGAACGGCACCCAGTCTGCGCCGGCGCGGACTCCGGGGAAACGGGTCCGGTGGCTTGGATCATATATATTGCGAACCAAGTTGGTGGCTGCTTCCACTCCGACGCCGGACTCCCGCAGTGTTGCGTAGGCTGCGTCGCGCCCAATACTATCAAGCGTCGTAGAGAGAGCGCCTAATGTTTGGTCCGAGGCGTGGCCTATCGCTGCGAAGCCGTCGCTGATGAGCCTTTTCCCACGGGCTAAACCGACCGGCTTTTGGTTCCGTTGCGCTGCGGAGTCCGACCGGAGTAGTTGGGCGTCGCCGCCCAACTGATCGGTGAAAGAGATGACCCCCATTTCGCGGTAGCGTTCCAACGTATACTTCATCGCGGGATCGTCGGCCCACTTAACCGCGAGCTTTTCGCGTTCGCCAGACGTGGCGCGGTAAAACTCAAACACGCGACGGCTGTCTTTAATACGCTCTGCGTGGTTTCGAATTTGGGTCTTGATGTTGTCGAGGCCGGGGCCGCGCGCCCCACCTGTGGCCACCAGCATAGCCTCGATAGCGTCGCGGGGTAGTGCGGTGCCTATGATATACCTTGGGTGCAGCACCTGAAGCCGGGAAAAGCCACGAGTTACCGACCGCGCTACCGCCCGGAACGCGCCGGGCATTTCCTCTTCTGCGTGCTGGGTCGTCAGAACATCGAGGACTTGAGGGTCGGTGACCCTCAAAACTTTTATGGACCCGTCAGGATACCGAGCCATGAACATGTCTTCGTCAGTCACCTTAGCGAGGTTGGCGTTTGAAAGCCTTCCCGTCGGCCTGCCGTCGCGTGTCTCCGCAGTGAGGGGCAAGGCGTTGGTCACCACGCCGATGTTGCCGCCGCCAGCACGGGTTAGGGTCTCGGCGACCTGCACCATCTGCTGAAACGCGACGTTTTCTTCGGACTGCTTCACTGCCCGGTGAAGCGCGAACATAAGCGAGTCGCCGGGGTCTCGGACTCCCGAGCCAAGGTCTGCTTCCATCGACCTCTTCAGCCCACTGTTTCGGAAGTTCAAGTCGTCGCGGGATTGCTCCGTGTCTAACACGTCACCGGACCTGTCCGCCCGCAGGGGTAGGTAGTCTTTGAAGTCTGCCGCCGCGAGAATGTCGCGGTTGAACTGGCCTCCGATATTACCTTTGGCTTGGGCTTCCCGCACGCGGGCGTAGCCTTCCCGCTCGATTTCGCGTGCGGTCTCAAACTGCTCGATGTAAGGGAGTTGGTTTAAGGCTTCCAACTGCACAGGGATGTCCGCTATAAGCAGGCTGTCGTCAAGGCCGGTGACTGGGTTCGTGAACCTGACGAATTGTGTGCTGAGGTCCGTGTGCTCAGGAGTCTGAAACTCTTTGCGGTAGCTCTGGGCGTCGGCGAACAGAGCTTCCAACCCGGCGCGGTATCCTCGGGGCGAAAGGTTCTGGTCTTTTAGACGGCCCTGCAAGGTCTGAAAATCTTTCAGCGCGGCGACACTCAACACGTTGGTCCGGTTGACAAAGTTCCACCGAATGCGTTCTTCCGCATGGGTGAGCGCCCGCCACAACCCATAGTCGCGGTTGATCTGCTCAAGCGGCAGGCCCGACACCGCCGAGGCTTCGTCGAGGGCGACCCTTAACGGCTCCACGTATCGCTGGGTCACCGCCGTGCGCGCTTCCCGCACCCGGAGCGCCGCATTTCTGAAAGACCCGTGGATGTCTACGGGTCGCCCGCTGAAATTCAACGCTGCGTTTGATGCCCGCTTAAACTGGTTCATCGAGTCGTAGTTTGTGAACCATGAGGTGAGTTTCGCTGCGACTTTACGCGCCGCGTCTACCGGCAGCGACCCCGTTCGAGACGAAGCTTGGAGGATAAGTCCCGGCACTGGGGCCACGGCGAGTTGGTCGAGGGGGTTGTTAGGTCTGCGGGGCCGAAGGCCGCCGCCGCCACCGCCACCGCCACCGCGTTGGACAATCGACTCGCCGAGTCCTGCTGGAGCACCTGCGGCCAAAGCCAACAAACCCTCATCGCTTGATTTGAACCTTGCCCCTAGCCCTTCAGCCGCCGAGGACGCGCTCTCAAGTGCCGCGAGAATATCTTCAGCTTTAGCGCCGGGCTTACCAGCGAGAGAGACTACTTTAGCGAGGCCGTTGGCCGCGCGCTGCACCGCCAAAGCTTCTCGCTCTAAGGCCCGGAGCGTCCGCGCCGCGACGCTAAGCGGCGTCCCTAGGCTATCTTCGATGGTCACTTCTAAAGCCTGCCGCAGCCCGACACGGCCCAGCCCCGACACGAGAGTGGTCAACTCAGCGGCGGCTTCGGCGGGAACCCCGCTGTCGATAAGCAGTGACTGCTGCGCTATAGCTCTCGCTTCAGGAGTGACGCTACCTTCGCGCGCGAACGCTGTCGATGTGTTGCCTGACTTCAGCCGCCGGGTTTCGCCGGCGCGCGACTGCGCAACCGCAGCGATATGGTCGAGGTCGCGCGGTGCACTAAAGTCAACCCGCCCGTCTTCACCAAAGACCGCTGCTTCTGACTGCTCGCGGATCGAGGCTGTGACTTCGGAGTCCTGAGACGCTAGGCCCGCAAGGAGCGCCTCCTGCGAGACCGCCGCGAGGCTAAGGGGGTCCGTCGAGGCGAAGCCCCCGGCTGCTCGTGTCGAAAGGCGGTCTGCGAACTCAATGCTGTGGTCGATATCCCGCTGGTCTTTACCGGCGGTTTCGTTGAGGATTGCCTTGAAGTTTTCTGTCGCAGCGATTAGCTCTGCGTTGACCAGCTCGGGGGAGTTAAGAGCCCGCTGGACATCTACGTCTCCCAGCAGCGCCGATATGGCCGGAGCGTCGGGGTCCGGTGCGGCCAAGGGGCCGCCGTCCGATGGTGGGAGCGGGCGAGGCGCAGGTGATGCTGGCGAACTAGGGTCCAGCGGGTTGCCGCCGCTCGGAGTGTTCGGTGGACCAGACTCCTGAGCCGTCACGGGAGCAGGATTGGCGGACGCGCGGCGGAGTGGGTTACGGAGCGGGCTACCACCTGCACCACCTACACCACCTAAGCGGTTCGCGCCAGCAAGGCCGCCGCCGACAACACCGCCGAGCAGCGCGCCAGTAACCGCAGCACCTGCGGCGCGCTCCAGATCGACAGCACGTCCCCGGCCTAGATCGAGCGCAGCGGACTCGCCAGCACCTTCGACGGCTTCGGATGCTGCTTCGCGAGCGACTGCCCGCGTGACGTTGCCTCCTGCCCCTTGGAGCGCAGCCTTAACCGCGCCGGAAAAAAGACTCTCGGTCCCCGCCCCGATCAACGACCCGACCACTGCGGTCGCAGCGCCTACGTCGCGGCCTATCGTGACAAGCGCGCGGGTGGTATAGTCTCGGATCAGCGCAGGCGGCAGATCGCCAAGCTCTTCGGCGGCGGTGCGGTAGGCAGGCAGTAGGCGAAACTGTTCGTCGGATAGTGCGTTTAGTTCATCGCGGGCTTGCAGCTCGACACTGCCGCCAACGCCCGCAGCGTTGCCCACTACGGCAGCACGTGACGCGGAGAAAGCTTTGCTGGTGGCGGCGACTCCCTGTTTAATTTGCGCGGCGGTCCTCACCGCGCCGAACTTACCGGCGGTGTTTGCTATAAGTCCCGCGCCTTTTAGTGCGGCCACGCGCCCCGCGCCGACGGCACCCCCCGAACCTGCGACCGACCCGAACAGCGAAGCCGCCGCGATGACAGGGTTCTCTGCGTAGGCCGACACGGTGTCGCTAATGGTCTTGGCGCTGCGCGTCCGAGTCTGGAAATCTTTTGCGTCGGTGCTGTCTTTCGTAGCTTCGCTGAACCCGAAGTCAGCCTCTCGCTTTGCGTAAGCGATGAAGCCATCTAAGACACTATCGTCCTTCGAAGGCGCGACTCGCGCCGAAGTTCTCTTGAGGCGACTCCGCGAGTCCGACCTTTCTTGACGGAGCTGCTCCGCAGTCAAGCGGCCTTCGCTGAAGTCGCGGTTGGCTTTATTCCGCAGAGTGTTTTCGCGGCGAGCCGCTTGGACAGACCTCGGGTCCAGCTCGGTTTCTATCTGGTTAATCGCTGACCTTACAAACGCAGCGGTTCCCGCTGCGCCTTCGGCGAGGGCCGCCCCGGCCTGCCTGACCACGCCTTGAGCCTCGCTCAAGAACCCTTTACTCTTCGCGGGTGCCACACTCGCTGTCGCGGCACGGTTTGCCGCGCGGCGCTGCCATGCGTCTATGTAGGCTGTCGATGGGACGTAGGAGTCGTAGCTGTGTGAGCGCGCAAGGTCAGCGAACGCACCCGTGCGCAGGTTCTGCTCGAACGAAACCTTCTGCTTCGCGGTGTATCCTCGCTCTGCCGCTATGCGGTTTACTTGCGGGCGGAGAGTGTCGGCATAGAAAGCCCCAAGCAGTTTTAGCCGGTCTTCTTTGCTGCTGCGGGCGAACCGCTCTGGGCTGTGGCCTTTGGCCGCTAGATATTCCGCAGCGGATATTTCTAAGTCGACCCCTTGCGAACTCTTTTTACGGAGCTTGGCCTCGGCTTGTTCGCGCCGCAGTTCCGCGCGCTCATAAGAAGCTTCACGCCGCGCGAAGTTAGTTTCGGACCGTTCGAGACGGGTCTCACGCAAAGCGTCGCTCTGAGCGCGGCGGGCCTCACGCTCTGCTTCGTTCTGCTCCTGCTCTCTTTGGCGGCGAGCCGACTCCTGAGACCGCGTTAGCTGGTCGAGCGCCGACGATCCCCCGCCGCCGAAAATAGACTGCAACCGGTTTACTTCATCCATGGTGAGTTCCTAAAGTTTCTTCAAGACTTTGCGCAGTATTGCCCGCATCTCACTCTCTGACATGTCCGCGAATGATCCGGGGCCGGGTTCACCGAACCGAGATATATTTTCGATAGACGGGCCGAGAGCCTCTGCAAGGGCGTCTGGTTTTAGTCTGGGGTTTGATGGCAGCGCCGCCGATAAGGAGTCGGGCTGATCGGGGTAGAGCGGCGGCACCTGCGGTGCGGCACCTGCCTGTTCGTTCTGCTCAAGACTCCGCGAGTCTTGATCCCGGTCAAAAAAATCCCGTGCGTCAAGCTCGAACGGCGAAACGCTATGAGTGTCGAGGAGCTCGGCCAACAGGTCGCGGGGTTTTAGTGTGCTCTCGGCGGACTCTTTGGCGGACAGGCCAGTTGTTTTGGTGTCAGGCATGGTTATCGGTTCTTTCTGTCACGGAGAGCACGGCCCATAACGGCGCGCACATAGTCGCGGGTCTCGGTGGGGTTCGGGCCGGAACGGATTTGGGACACCCATGCCGCGTGTGATACCTGCCCCTTGCGCGGGTCGCCGATTGTCCGCAGCCATTTTCGAACGTTGCCGGGTCCGGCGTTGTATGCTGCCGCCGCGAGGGTCGTGTCGCCGCCGAAAGTTTTCAGCATGGAGTTGAAGTAAGTTTGGCCTAGCCGCTGGTTGTAAGCTGCGTCATTGCGGTATCGTTGTTCATCGAAAGGTTCTCTCAAAAGCTGAGTGGCTACATGCCTCGCGGTCGCAGGCATAACTTGAGCGATACCCACTGCGCCTGCTGAAGACGTAAGCGGCCTTCCTCGCTTATCGAACTGCTTGCCGGTCGACTCTCGGAAGATCATAGCGTTAAACACCGCGTTCGCTTCACCGCCTCGGTAGCCCTCGGAAGTGTCCTCGACCTTCGGATAATATTCCGGCGCGGTCGCGGCGCTCTCGAACTCACGTTCTTCTTCGGCAGCGGGTATGAGGTCGGCTTCGTCGGCGTTCTCGAATATGCTGGTCAGACTCTCGACCGTCGACCCTTCGCCGACGGTGAACAAGTGCCCCGGCGCGAACCGGACACCCGCAAAGGTGGGACGATCCGCCGCAGTCGGCCTAGCGGCAGCGTCGAGGATGTTAGTCGCCACCGGCGCAACCGCCGTAGACGCGGCGAGAGGCTCGGAGTTGATGGCGAACGGAGTCTCTGGAGTCGGCGCAGCCTGCGGAGCTGGAGTTCGTGGGGTCGGAGCTTGCTCAGCGGCGGCGAGCGGCGCGACGTCCGAGACAGCCTGCTGTAACCGGGTTGGGTCAAACACAGGCGTAGCCTGCGAAGCCGGAGCTATTGCTTGCGGCGCGGAGCTAGGGGCTGTCTGGTTTACCTGCGGGGCCGGGGAGTTCTGTGCGGTCTCGAAGCCGCGCAGTCTGTCCTGCAACTGCTGAATGAGTTGTGTCTGGATCGTGGCAAACGCCGGAGCGAAAAGCTCTTGCTCACGTGGGGACAGCCGAGCGAGTTCTTCCGCTGCGGCCAGAATGTTTTTCTCAGGGTCGGGGATTTTACTAATGTCGACGCCCGCCGCCACAGCCTGCCGCCGGATCGCTGCGGAGTCTATCGCCTGCGCTTGACCGAAGCCTTGGGCAGACACCCGGTCGCGGGCCAGCACCTGTTCGTTCTGGATTAGCTTCTGTTGGTTCGACAGTGTGGTTTGGAAGTCTCTCAAGACCACGTTGTCGACGGTCGCGTTGGAGATGGTGGCCCGGTCGACCTCTTGGCTGGATAGCGCGTCGAGCCTGCGGCGCTCACCTTCCTCAGTGGCTACCGCCAACCGGCTACGCACACCGCTTTCTGCGGTAGCGCTGCGCAGCGTGTCAAGCCTTAGCGGGTCTGCTTGCTGGTCGAACACAAACTTACGGTCGGCCTCTCGGAGTTCCCGCTGTAACGATCGGATACTTGACTCGTCGGCGACGCCGCCCCGCAGCGCGGATATGAACCCCGATCCGTCTAAGAATTGTGTAAAGTTGTCCACTGCGTTAGCCTTCTTTTAGGTGGTGATCGTGGTTGTGGTGGTTACTGCTGACTGAACGCCGCGCTTTCTACTGCACCGAAGCCCACTGTGGTCGCGGCCTCGAACGATGCCGCTTGACCTGTGATGCCACCATTCACGCCGCCTATCAATGAGTTTGTCAGCGGTCCGTTAAAACCTGCCCCAGCCAAGGTATTGATCCCGCCGTTGCCGCCGCCGAACCCGCCGCCGAAACCACCCGCACTGGTGCCGCCAAGCTGCCCGCCGGTCGTGGCGCGGCCTAAGCCGTATCCGACATTGCTGAACCCGAAGTTAGCCAGCCCGCCGAAGATATTGCCTTGGTTCGCTAGGGCCGACCCCGCCAACTGCGCAGCATTTTGCGAATTGCCGAAAGCGTTGACGACGTTGCCAAAACCAGAAGCGCCGACCGAAGCCCCGCCGTTGACTCCCGAGACCACACGAGACGCCATGCTGTCGCTAACGTTGATGCCCGCAGTTCTGCGCGCCCAATACCACTGGTCGAGGCGAAACTTGCGGCTCTCTTCAAACCGGTAGGCCCGGTCGGACGCAGCGGTTCTGGCCAGCGCTCGCTCGATGGCGAACACGGTGTTGTCAAAGCACGCGCGCCCTGTGTTAAACTTACCCACCGACCGGCGGGCTTGGAGCTGCGCGCGATCAAACGCGGACCCCGCCGAAGCGACAGCCCGGCCTTGCTGCGTGAGATAGTCCGGCACATATTCTTGCAGGCGGAAAGCGTCTGCAAGATAAATATTCTCGAAGCCTTGGAACTCTGACTGGTATCGCGTGAACAATTCTTTTTGGCAAGTGAAAGCCCTGACCGCGATCTCACGGTAATTCTGCTCTGCCAAAACGACAAGCCGGTCCGCTTGCGCTATTTGCTCACGCGCTATATCAACGTAGTCCGCCGCGATTTCTGTCTGACGGATAAGACCGAAGGTTCCCACGAGCGCGCCGAGCGCGACCTGCGCGATAGCCAGCGGTTTATAGTAGCCGTCGACGTAACAAGTGGCTATCGCCTTTTGTTGGTCGGCGTATGCTATTAAGCCTGCGTCGGTTAGCATCAGATCAACCCTTTCACTTCGAGCAGCGAGTCACGCAGGAGGATGCCGTTGGCGGTTACGTAGGCGTAACCCTTCTCGCACAGGAGCGCGGTCACCGCAGCTTGGTGCAGGCCGTCCCGGCACACGCGGTGTTTGAAGTAAAGCTTAGACCGCTCTTCACTGTTGGACTCCGGGGTCTTGTTGTGCTGTTCGAGATACCGGAACGAGTCGAGATAAGACAGCAGCGCCGACTGCGCAGCCGGACGGAACATGTGCCCGTAGTTGGTGATGAACGGGTTAAGGTCTTGCACCAGAGCGGCTTCCTGCAACGCCATACCCGCGTCGGAGATTTCGCTCGGTGTGGCCGCGCCGGACATAGTGATGGGTATCGCCCGCGAGGTGCGGTAGAAAGTAACCACTGCATTTATAGACGCCTGATGCTCGAAAAAGTTACCTAGCACTTGGCGTAGCGAAGTCTCCCACTCTGACATGACGCTACCTCTCTTCTGTTAATTCCGCAAAGCTCGTGGCTAAATGCACTTCCTCAACCAGCGTAGTGCCTTCGATCTCAAAAGTCCAGTCCAAACCTCGGCGCAGCGGCGGCAGTCTGAACGGGCGTGACGAGGTGACTTCTTTCGAGAACACCTGCTTACTGTCGACCCATATCGTGAAGCGAACCGGCGGGCCATAAGACCCCACGACTTTAGCGACAGTGTGTCGCATCTGGCCGGAGTGGACGAACCGTTTTGAGCGCCAGCGGTAAGGCCGAGGCCGCAGTCCGGTGGCGATGTCGTAGACCCGCGAGTCCGCAGCGATGTAGCGGGTCCGTCCATCTGGCCCTTGGTGGAACGCCAGCGGCGCGCTGGGCCAGTCAATCGTTGTGAGGTCGCCGAACTCAACCGCGTCGTTGTTACCCTCGGACACGTCCAACACAAAGCCATTTGTCGACGGGGACATCGCCCCATAATATCTGCCTTGGTGGTATATCGCCACGGTGGGCCGGAACTCCAGCGCGAGCCTCTCATCGAAACGGTCGACCGAATAAAGCTGCGCTGGTCCTGTGATGCCGATCAAGATAATACCCTGCGTCGACGGATACATAACACCAAACGGCGCGGTCGTGGCCGCCATATGCTGGAGGCACGGGTAGGGGTGGGGCATTCGGAACACGTCAACCGTGGAGTCGAACTGCCCGTTGCTTAGGCCGGGGCTAACCGCGATCCGGTAGGGATGGCCTGTGGTTAGCGCGAACACCGTGTCTCCGACGCACAGCAGCCGAACGATTTTATCGTAGAGGGTCAGTCGGTAACGAAGGGGCCAGTTGTGGGGCTCATGGCGCTCGCTCACAAATATCTCGGTGCCCGAAAAGCCGACTAAATATCCGTTATCCGTGTGAACCACTTCGGTCATACATGGCGGCGGGCAGTTGTAGGTAGTCTGCAAAGTCCCCGCAAGAATGTCGTTCAGCCGTAAGTCATCCACGAAAACCGCAGTGCCCGCCGGGATTTCGGCGACGAGTTGGAACGTAGCCTGAGCAGGAATGTCTTGCACGTCTCCCTCGCTGGGAAAAGCAACCGACCGGTAAAGCCGCAGGCACGCAGCGTTCGGCGGCGGTGTGTCGAACCCGCTGATGGTGAAAGTCTGATCGTCGTAGGACGGCACTGAAATTGTAGGCGGCGCGGGTGGTGACTCCACACTGAAACCGTCGACCCATGTGTATGTGTAAGACCGCTCGTCGGGACTGCGGTAATCCGCGATAGGCAAACTCTGCATAGCCCCAGCGTCGGTGAGCACCGCGACCGCGCATCTGATGGGTTGGGGGACAACGACGGGCCGCGTGGTTTGCGCGCACCAGTCGACCCACTCAGGGTCGCACCCGTCACGGGAAAAAAGTATGTGGCCCACGTCACCGCACGAAGCGGAAAGCTGGCTCTCCACCACCGTCGAGCAGACGCCTATAGTCGCTACTCCGCCGCAGCATTCGGCGGTGTCCTGCGGACGGTAGAGCTCGACATCTCGGCCACTCGACGCAGGGCGCAGCCGCCACGCAATTTCAGACTCGGGGAGCCGCCGGTCTGTGGGGTGCGACCGGACAGCGGTGTCTCGGAGAATTACGTTGTGTGCTATTTGAGCCACACTCTCCCGCGTGTTGGGTGTGTGGATCGTCGGCTTCATGCCGCCGAACATTTTGACTGATATGCTCGGCACCTTAAATCCCTCGCGCTGTCGCCCAAGCTTCTAGGAACTCCACGCTCACCACATGGAATGGAAGCGCTGGAGATGGGTTCGTCATAGCGTCGCTAGTCTTGGCGAGGCGGGTGACTCCGTAGCCGCTCGTGCTGGCTTCGGCGATCTCGATAACGTAGGTGTTGTCGAGCGCCCGGAGCGTGACATCCATCGGCGACTTTACTTCGACCCTCACCGGCATTTGCGCGGGTGCCGCGTAGCCTGTGACGATGCCGCATTCGTTGACCGAGAAGCCGTCGTATACGCCCGCAGAAATTCCTGCGAGTGGGAGGCCGATCGTTGGGGAACTCGCCGCCCCTGTGACCTCGACACACCGTCCTGCCGTCACTCCGACCATACCCCCGCTAGAGCCTCCAGACGAGATAGCATCTTCGAGCTGGGTCAAGGCTTCGCACACCGTGTCCCCAGTCACAATGTTGGCGGTCGACATCGTGGTGTATGTGACGTCACAAGCATCAACCGCGACCGGCCCCGCTGTCGACGTGCTATCACAGCAAGGATTAAAGTTGTTCATGCAGGTGGCAGGCCAGCCCGCTGGCGCGAAGGTTATTTGCCCGCACTCGTTGACCTCGGCCCCGCAGCCGATGTTCGCAGGGGATACGCCGGTCGGGGCAATGCCCACGATGGGGGCGTTCGGGTCCGTGAAATCAATCGTGATCCCTTTGCCGGGGCGCAGCCTGCCCAAGACTCCAGAGACATCACACGCCGAAGAAGTATCTTCGTCGGGGCATGGAACCCCTTCGACCGGAGCGTCAAAGCGAAGGCATGATCCTTCTGGCCAGCCTCTGGCCTCGGTGCCTTCGGTGCCACGGATCATCTGGAGCTGGCCGCCGGAGACCGTGACCATAACCCGCTCAGACCTTGTGGCGGTGTAGATAGTGGCGAAGCCGTGGTTGCCGGTAAAGTCCGCTACGAGTGAAGCCTGCCCGGTGCGCGCGGGCAGACGTGTCGTCGCCGCGAGAATGGCAGTGTTCAGCACCGACGAAAAGGGGTAAGTCAGGATCATAGCGTCTCTCAGATTGGGCAGGGTTCACAGGCGTTGCGGACGTTGGCGGCGGTCCACTCGAACCGGACTCGCGAGCCACGAGGGAACCGGCGCGGCTGCATGTTTGTCGCGCCCCTAACCACCACAGGCTGCCCCGCTACGCACTCGGTGATCTCGATGACCTCGCTCTTTGTTCCGTCGGTGATCCGTAGCTGCACAGGGTGGCAGCGGATACCCGCACACAAAGACGCGGTGTCTTCTGCGGACAAAGGCAGGACAACTGCGTCGCTTTCCAAAACCCCGCAGAGTTGTGCGTTGAAAAATTCTAATCCGTCGAACACGTCTTCAATTCCTTCTGGCCTTGAGGGGGCTGCTATTTCTTGGGCGGTGACCGCCGCTACCCCGCCGATATTGCATCGGTTGGGGACAGTCAGTTCCGCGACCACACAAAGGGTGCCGCAGGCGGGGTCCGTTATGTGGGGTGTGCCCCCGATAACAAACATCATCTCATACCTGCCGGGGGTCAAGGCGTCTAGCTTTCTGTCAAACAGGTAGTGCGCTTCGCTCCCGGAGCCAGTGATCTCAAACGGCAGGTATCGCAGGCAGGCTTGTTCCTGCCCTCGCCGCCGTATCAAAAGGGTCGGGGCCGACTCCAGAGTCAGGACCGAGCAGCCACACTGTCTCGCGCTAACCACAACAGATTTCAGGTCGGGCGTTTTGACTAGCTTTGTGTTGTTGATGTGGTGCAGTGGGTAGTGGTCGTCGAGATACTGCACCCCATAACTGCCGAAGAGACCCGGCTGCCGTGATCTTGGGTCCACGAACTCTTGCGGCGCGAACAGCTCAGGCCTAAAGTCGTTGGCCGGGTTCCGTGCTTGGCTGGAGTCCGAGAAACCGTCGGTGATATATAGGTCACCGTTAAACGCCGACCCTCTTAAGTTGACCCGTTGCAGCGCCCGACGTCCTCGACCGTAGCGCTGCTCGTAGGTGTCGCCGGGGGCGACGAACTGGTCAGAGGTGTCAGACATATTTGCTCCCGTAGGCTGGCCTGACGCCCCTTTACCACTTATGCGCCCTGTCGTCCACTGCCTATAGTGACCGCGATCGTTTCCATTAGGTGCCTTGGAACACCGCGACCTTTTATTTGGTGTTCTTTAGTGCTTCGGTTAGGTGCGTGTCATAGGTTGGTGACCTTTTATTTGGGGTCTTAGATAAACCGCCTCGCTCGCATAAAGCTAGGCGCGGTGGAGTAGTTCTTAGAGACTTCGCTTTTTATGCGGCCAAGGAACGCTTCCCACCTACGCAGCATGATACCCGCAGTCTGCACAGATGTCCAGTCCTGATTGGCTATAAGCGCCATGCGGGATATAGCCCCAGTCGATATGGCCTCGGCGTGTCGCTCGAACACCCAGCGGTCAACACTGCACGAAACCTGCGAGGGTTTGACCACCGCAGAAACATAGATGGCCCGCGCTTCGTCGCAGTCGGGCGTCTCGCCAAGCAACAGCGCCGAAGGTATTCTGAAGGCGTAGTAGCCGTAGCAGAGATCGTGGTGCATGGAGAACCCGGCGGCGCGCAAGTTGCGGTCGTGGTAGGACACGTTGTTGAATGTGTGGATATTGTAGCCGTCTTCGGCCACCACTTCATAGTCCCGCACATTTTCTTGGGCGTCGATAAAGATGTCACGCACCAGTGACATAGACCGCTCGGCCCACTCAATGACGGTCTCCCGCACGGCGTGCTCAATGACGTTCAACGGCGCGGTCGGGCAGTGCAGAAGCACCGCTGGAGCGAACGCCGACCACGGGACAGTGTCGATAGGATTACTGCTGCACGTCATTGTCGGCTCCTATGCGCGGGCTTTTGCTTGCGGGTCTCCGCTGCCCTCGGCACCTAAGAAATACCCAGAGCCAAACTTGGACTCGCCAGTCTGGCCGTTTGAGATGATGGTGTAGAACCGGTTGAAAGCGTTGGTCGACTGCGCGATTGCGTAGGTGCTCTCGATGTCCCGCAGGTAGGCCCGGTGGATGACCCAATCTATAATGGCCGCGTGGAACTTAACCGGGATGTCGAACTCTTCTCCGGGCCGGTTCGCGCAAAAGCACGGGGGGTCCATGACCGCTCGAACGCAGACGTAGGAGTCCGCGTTTCGCGGCGGCGGCGGGTAAATGTCGAAGCTCCGAGGGTCAAAGTCGTTTATTGTTGCGGATGTCGCAACATATGCCTCTGCGTTTGTGCAGGTGTCTGTCACGTCAGGATTGCCGGAGCAACCCACGTTCGCTGGAAGTCGTGATAGCGCGGTGTCGCTGCGCCGCTGGATGTCCCCGATGATGTTGCCGTCGGCGTCGGTTGCATTGAGCACCTCGGCTATCCGGTCGATGCCCTCGGGAGCGACTTGTTTCACACCGGGAGTCAGGCGGAGGTTGATAAGTTTTATGAAGGCGTCGGGCCGCAGAGATTGCAGGAGGCCGATCCCCTCGTTTATATAGTCGACGATTGCCGTGTCGGACCACGACCCTTCATGGTCCGTGACTGCCGACCCCTCTCCTGTGGAAACCGTGTCCGCCAAAATATAACGCGCGCGTCGGATAAGGTCACGGAGGAGGGGTCGGCAAGACGCCATATCAGTCGCCGAAAATAGAAGCCGCCGAGACCGTGGTAGGCTCCGAAGATGGAGCATCCACGAGGCCCGAAGGTGGCAGCACTTGTGTGGACTCATCGGTTTTTGGCGGACTCGCGGAGTCGTCAGGCGCGGGTGATGGAGCCTCAGCCTTGACAGGTTTCGCTGTCTCGACGACAGGGGGCGGGGCTAGGCGGCGAAGAGTGTCCAGCGGCGCGACGGGCCGCTGAGCGGCTATCCCTGCATTCGCGAGTAGTGTGTTGGTGTGCGCAAGTGCGGCAACGGGATCAATATCCACCTCGATGAGACTAAGGTTTGCGCGGCTTTCATACAACTTTGCGTCGAATGCAAAAACCGCGCCGTCTTCGGCTTGTAAGAGTTTGATGGTAGTCATGCTTTCCTCCAAAATTAAAAAGACACGAGGGGGTGTGGCCCCCTCGTGTAAGTGGGTGGGTTAGTTTACGCCTCGGCAATACTCAGTGATTACCGGCGACACTGTGAAGTTACCGCACAGCAGAGCTGCGTGGTCAACCGTAGTCAAGACAAGCTGGAGCATGTCGTTCTGGTCAAAGTAGATATGGTCAGGCAGAACGATAAGCTGCGACCCAACCACGCTCCCGTCGATGCCCGCAGCCAAAACCGCTGGTCCGCCAGACGAAGCCGAGTTGCCCCGCAATGTGATGTCGAACAGAAGCCCTGCGGCTGGCAGCTCGACGTTAACCCAAATGCGGTCCACCGAAGTGTGGCGCGGCAGGATCACAGCCTCGATAATATCGCCCGCCGCGAATGGCGCTTCGAGACAGTCGACATACTCGGATAGCCCGTCAGAGAAGTCAGTGCTGAAACCGACGCGGACGTCGGAGTCTTTGAAAACAAACCGCCGGTTTTGCGAAGTCACAATATCCCCTTGCCGGTGGTCCGGCTGGAAATATTGATCTGGCTCTACGTCGGTTGATGGAAACAAAGTGGTCGGGAAACCCGTGCGACCCCGGAGTCCACCTTGGAAAAGCTTATGTGTTGCCATTATAGTATCCTTTTATCTTAGCGTTGTTCCGGCGCGCCCATCAATTACCGGGCATACTCGCATACAAGTGGACGAGGCCAGTCGGTTGAATTGTGCCGAAGCCCCAAACCATCAAGCCTTGATAGTAGTGGTCCCACGTGTGTGCATCATCAGTCTGACGGGTCTGCGCCAAATGGTTAGCGTAGACGAAAGCGCCCTTATATCCCGCGATGATGTTGTAGGTTGGCAGGTTTGTCACAGGGTCGGTGACGCGAGTGAGGTTGTTGGACACATAGATGTTAAACCCGCCGATCATTTGCGGCAGGCGTCCATTCAACATGGTGGACTCTTGGAGTCCACTTGACTGCGCGACCGAGAGGATAGGCGAAGAAAGCAGAAGCTGCTTAAACTTCGGCGGCACAACAATCCAGCGGCTATCCGCAGGGATGCACTGTTCGTCCAGAACCGCGCCGAGCGCGATCAAAGTGTCGAGCACGTTGTCTTTCGTGATGATGGCCGGAGCCCCAGGCGTGCCTAAGTTGTAACAGTTGGACTCAAGTCCGGCATTCGCGCCGCGATTGGCTGGGGCTGCGTCGGCATAGATCGACCCAAGGATGCGGGTGTCTTGGCGCTGTGCCATAGTGCGAACCGCGCTGTTCATCATGGCTTCGCGGAACATCGGCCAGTTTTCCATCTGGCTTTCGTCGACCATTGCCATCTTAAAGCTGAACTCATTCGCCTCGTCGATCGACAAGGTGATTTGCTTTGCCTCAAGCGTGTCGTGCTTGATGCGGCCATCTTTGATATGGTCGCGGATAATTACTTCTGGCTGGCGGAAGAATTGAACTTGGTCGCCTTTGCCTTGGATTTCGCCAAGATATTCGGTCGTGGCAATTTCTTGGTAGATCGAGCCGCACTTATACAGCTCGATGATTTTGTTCGAGGTTACCGGAGATGTTAGGTAGCCCGAATATTGCGGGTATCCTGCGGCTGCGGGTATCCCGCCTGTGTTTACTCGTGACATCTGTTTACCTTCCGTGTGCGTTAAAATGTTTTTGTTCTCATACTCGTGGGTGCTGCACTCTTACCGACTCCCGGCGCTACGCCGAGAAGTCGATCCTTCCTTGAAGGTCCGCCGCATTATACTCTGCGTCCACCGCGTCGAACTGCGCTTTGGTTATCTTTCCTGCGTCGAAGAGTTTGGCGGCTTTCAGCCGGTTTGTCCAAGGGAGCGTTTTTGGTGCAGGTGCAGCCATTGGGGTAGACAGTTTGGGGGACGCCGCCACACCCGAAGGCTGGACAAGCCCATCGAGCGGGCTTTGCCCGAGCTTGCTGCGGAACTCCGCCATGATACGAGTTATCTTCGGCAAGTCCCGGTTGGCGTGCGCCGCCGAAAGCACCGACGAAATCCGCTCACCAGTCATAGGAACGGTGTCGCTGATGAACGCTTTGAACTCTGGCGTTGAGACGAGTTGGTTAAGGTCTGGCACCGCCGAAGCGAGCTGCTGCTGGTAGGCGGCCCCGATGGTTTCAGTCATGCGAGAGTTTACGGAAGACTCCATTTGTTCCACGCGGTTTTTCAGCGCGCTGATTTCCGCGTTGGCTTCACTGCGAGCGGCGGCGGCGGCGGCTTCGGCTACTTTACGGATGACCGGGATCGAGTCTCCGAAAGCTTCGGACTCCGCAGGGGTCAAGCCCATGTCCGCTGGAGATAAGAACTGTGAGGCCAGCGGTGCGGCGGGCTTGGCCGCGAACTCTGCCAGCGCCTTACTCACTGCTGTGTCGATGGTCGACTGCATCATCTCGGGGGTGAAGGTCGGTGCGGGTTGTGGAACCGGCGCGGGCGGAGCGAACAAAGAGTCGAACCCGCCTTCGCCAAGAGCTGGAGCTTGGGGCGCAGGTGTCGGCGCAGCAAACGGGATTACGTTGTCCACTGGTGACTCTTGAGTCTGCGGTTTTGGCGGCGACAAGCTCTCAATATATCGGATAAGGTCGTCGTCGTTGAGAGTGCTGGTCTGTGCCACAACGTCGATAGGATCAGCCGCGCTGGGTTGGGGTGTGGTGTCTAGCGCTGCGCTTGGGTTGGTGTTTGTCATTTAATTGCCTCCGATGATCTTGGCTCTAAGCCAAATTCTTTCCGTAACTCGTCGCAAGCTCTCAGGGAACCTTGCATAAGTTTCACCTGCTCAAGGTTCTCAGCGCGGGTCAGTCCGGCTATCGCACGGTGCTCTACGCGCTCAAAAGCTTTGGTTATTTCTTGGCGGGTTAAGTTGTTCATTGCCCGCACATACTACATTTGTTTGCGGTGTGTCCACAAGTTTGTTGCGGACGGTGGAGGGCGACTACCATTTTGCTTTGTCCGCCCAGTATGCTGCAGACATTTTCCCTTTCGAGATGTTCTTAGCGTGGCGCGCTTTGAATGAAGCTCGCTTGGCTTTCATGGCGTCCGACTCTCCCGCTTTCGGAGCACCTGCGGTTTTCGCCCCTTGCTCCCCGAACCTGATTGTCTTGATCTGCGTGCCGACTTTGGCCACCACCACGTGCGATTTCGTCGGGTGGCCCGGCGTCCTCTTTGGGGTGTTGAACCCCGAGACCCCCGCGCGTTTCAGCCGGGAGTCCGCCGTGGTCGGCTTTTTGTTCACACCCGCCCCGGCTCTTTCCGAGCCACGACTCCTTGTTGTTCTATAATATGGCGCGTGACGAGTAGCTCCATTAGACGGTCGTGGGTATCCTGCAGGCAATTGTATTTAATCGTGAGATCGCTGACCCGCTTATCGAGTTCGGCCTCTTTGTTGTTGCCAAAAAGCTTCGGGAGCGCCTGTGTGCAGAGGGCCATCAGGCCGCCGATAATCATAAGCACTGCTTTCTCGGACGCGGGCGGAAGCGGGACGAAGGTCAAAAAACCAACGAGCCCGACGAGAAGGAGCAAGAAAATAAGAGCCGCGACTTTTTCAAACCACTGGTTCATGTGCTTGGGTTACCTGTCAGTTTTAGGATGGCGGCCACCGCCAACGCTTTTGTTTTTGGGCGCGGTAGGCCTAGCTGCGCACATACCGCTTGGAGTTCAGACGTGCTGAATAGTCGTGACATCTGGGCACCATTCGTGAACACCGAGATCATAGTGTGCCGAGACACTTTGTCCGGTAGGAGGTCGAGGGCGTGGACCTGACCCGTTGCGTATTCGACCGTCACCTGCACCGTAT